GCACCAAAGCAAAATCCTGTATTGGTGAATACCGACACAAAGGTCAGCCTTGATGGTTCTGACATTGATAGGATTGTGCTGTGGAAAAATCACAGACAAACATCAGGTAATATGGCGTTCAACACATACAACAAAGACGTAAACAGTCGTCCTACAACAGGATTGATGTATCCTCGTGTAAGAACACGTAGGCGTGGATAAGGATAAATATTGATATGAGCAACGAATTAGAAAACAAAAAACAATCAGTATTCAATTATGTAAGAACCATGCTAGGTGACGGCATGATTGATGTTGAGTTAGATTCAAATCACTATGATGTTGCATTAGAAAAAGCATTAGGTAAATTTAGACAACGTTCAGAAAATGCTGTTGAAGAGTCTTATGCTGTTTTACAATTACAAGAAAATACAAATGATTATATACTTCCAAACGAAGTGATGGAAGTTAGAGAATTATATAGACGATCAATTGGTTCTAGAACAGGCGGTGGTGATGGTGGCACATTATTTGAACCTTTTAATATGGCATACACTAACACGTATTTGTTAAGTTCAACACAAATGGGCGGACTTTCTACTTACTATGCTTTTGCAGGATATCAAGAACTAGTAGGAAGAATGTTTGGGTCATTTATTGCTTTCAAATTTGATCCAGTCAGCAAAAAATTAACAATTCTACAAAGACCAAGAACAGATGAGCAAATTCTAATGCAAATATACAACCAAAGACCAGACTTTGCTTTGCTTTCAGATCCTTATGGAGGACAATGGTTAAAAGATTATACACTTGCAGTATCTAAATATATGTTAGGCGAAGCAAGAGGAAAATTTGCAACTATTAGTACACCACAAGGTGGAACTTCATTAAATGGCGATGCCTTAAAAGCAGATGCCACAGCAGAAATGGAGAAACTGGAACAAGATCTAGCAAATTATGTAGACGGTAGTAAACCACTGTCTTTTGTAATTGGCTAAAAAACACTTGACTTTCCACATAAATGACACTACAATTTAAAGATACTTTTTCAAAAGGATCTTTTATGATAATAGGAATATGCGGTTTAATTGGCTCAGGTAAAGGCACTGTTGCAGACTATCTTGTAGATGAACAAGGCTTTAAAAAAATATCTTTTGCTGACAGACTAAAAGATGGTGTTGCTACTGTGTTTGGTTGGGACCGAAAAATGCTAGAAGGTGATACAGAAGAATCACGTGATTGGCGTGAAAAAGTAGATCCTTACTGGAGTACAGAAACAGGTAATCCTATTACACCAAGATTGATATTACAACTGTTTGGAACAGATTGTATGCGTAAGGGATTCTTTGATGGTATATGGGTTAGTTTAATTAAAAAACAACTATTAGAAAACCCAACTGGAAAATTTGTTATTCCTGACGTAAGATTTGAAAATGAAGCAGATATGATTAAATCTGTGGGTGGCAAAATTTGGCGAGTAAAAAGAGGAGATGATCCAGAATGGTGGAGTACAGCACAACATCAAATGCGTCAAGTTAATAGTAATAAAGATGCAAAGAATATTGTTGTTGCTCATAAGATGGAAGAACAACATCCTGAAATACACATATCAGAATGGGCATGGGCAAACATAGATTTTGATGCTACTATTGAAAATAATACCACTGTAGAAAGACTTAAAAATCAGGTGTTAAATCACCTTGTCTCCAAATAATACCTTCTTTGTGTAAAATTCTTTGACAGTTTGCACATACTGTTTTTAAATTACTATGTCTACAATTTGTCAGTTTTCCATCAATGTGATATACTGCAAATTGCTCTGAGTGTTTACTTTTGAAACCACATTTATCACACTCTTGCTTTTGTCGGTATCCAGTCTTGTACCATAAAGGAACACTTGGGGTTCTACCCTTTGCACACTGTTCACATTTGGTACGATAATATATCTTTTTATCTTTACGATAATTAACAGCACAAGGTCTAGATTTACATTGTTTACATAAAGGTCTATTCATATTTGTATTTACCCGCCCTTTACCCGCCCTTTTTCGTTGTATATAATACCGTATTTTATGATAAAGCGACTAAATAGTATTAAGAACTTAATATAAAGGAGTAAAGACGATGGCACTTACATCACCAGGAGTAGAAGTTAGCGTAATTGACGAAAGTTTTTATACGCCGGCCGCGGCTTCAACAGTCCCACTTATAATCGTGGCTACTGGCGCATCTAAACCTAATGGCGCCGGAACAGGGACAGCAGAAGGAACTCTTTCAGCAAATGCTGGAAAACCTTACTTAATTACATCACAAAGAGAATTAACAGAAACATTTGGTAATCCAAAGTTTTACACAGATTCATCTAACAATCCATTACATGGTAATGAACTTAATGAATACGGTTTACAAGCCGCTTATTCTTTCTTAGGCGTAGCAAACAGAGCCTATGTAGTTAGAGCAAATACAGACTTGAGCCAATTAACAGGTTCAGCAAGTGCTCCAGCAGGTTCACCAGCAGATGGTACATATTGGTTAGATACAAACGATTCATTATATGGTATATTTGAATGGAACAGAGCAACACAAAAATTCACTAACAAGATTCCTTTAGTTCTTAACTCCGCTACACAACTTGAGAATGATGTTGCAACTGGCGATCCTAAAACAAGCGTAGGTGCAAAAGGTGATTACGCTATTGTTACAGCAAGAACATCAAATGACGTTTATTATAAAAATGGTGATAATGCATGGGTCAAAGTAGGTACAACTACAAGTGCAAATATTGCCGCGGCAACTGGAACAGATTCAACATTTACTTCAGATAGTTGGGCATCTAGTTGGCCAACAATACAAGGTACAGTTTCTAATCCAACATTAGGAAGTGGACAAGGTTTAGTAATTAACGGTACAAGTGTTACACTTTCCGGTACGACAAATAGTGCATTGGCACAAGCAATTAATGGTGCGGCAATTAATGGTGTTGGAGCAAAAGTAACAACTACAGGTATTATTGAAATTTACAGTGACGGAACTTCAAGTTCAGATGGTACTACAGATGATGGAGCAATTATTATTGAAGATTTATCAGGTGGTACAATTAAATCAGACACTGGAATTACAGCAACTTACTATCCAGGTATGGCGGTACAAATTAGCAGACACTCATCTGTGCCAACTTGGAAGTCAACAGATACAGTAACAGTTGCAGGTACTTCAAGAAGTGGTATTAAACCAAGCGGAAGTGTATGGTTTAAAACTTCTATACCAAACCAAGGTGCAAACTTAAAAGTAGCAGTTTGGAATGATTCATTAGGTGTGTGGTCAACTGTAACTACACCAATTTACAATACAAGACAAGAAGCAATAAAAGAAATTGATTCTACAGGCGGAACATTAATTCCAGCAGGTACTTTATTTGCTCTTGCAAACTACACTGGTAGATCAACAGCAGATGATTCTACTACTGGTGTTGAAAAACTTGTTAACTTTAAATTACATAGAAGAGTTACAAGTTCACCAACAACAGCAACAGGTACAGAACAAAGTGCAAACCCAACTGTTACAACTGGTTCATTTACAATGGCAGAAACAACTGCAAACGCAAGTGCTTATGCAACTTCAAAAACAGTTACAGTTTCAGTAGCAACAGTAGAAGGTATTGCAAGTGCAATTTCGGCGGCAGGATTTACAAATATTACTGCTTCTGTTTCAAATGGTTTCTTAACAATTAACCATGCACTTGGCGGCGACATTAAAATTACTGATGCTTCAGGAATATGGACATCAGCAGGATTTAGTGGTTGGTCAAGAACAGGTGCTGGTGTAGAAAGTGGAACACAAAACTTTTATGCCGCTGGAGCAGACGATGACTGCACATACATTATTTCAAATTGGAAGCCACTTGTTTATGAAGCAAGTGATAACGCTCCAACGGCAACTCCAGCAAACGGAACATTATGGTACAACACAACTTTAAATGAAGTTGATCTTATGGTACACGATGGAGATAAATGGGTAGGTTACCTAAATTACACTCCATTAGCAGGTGTAACTGATCCTAATGGTCCTATTATTAGTGCAACTGCACCAGCAAAGACTGGTGGACAATCAGATGGCACTGATCTAGTTGAAGGTGATATTTGGATTTCAACAGCAGATGTAGACACATACGGTGCTAAAATTTATCGTTGGGATAATTCAGCAACTGAGTGGGTAGCAATTGATGTAACTGATCAAACTACAGAAGATGGTATTTTATTTGCTGATGCACGTTACGGCTCATCAGGTGCTACAGGTGACACTGCGGCAACTATTAAAGATCTATTAACTACAAACTATGTAGATCCAGATGCTCCAGATCCAGACTTATATCCAAGAGGTATGTTGTTATGGAACACAAGACGTTCAGGATTCAATACTAAGAAATTTGTAACAGGACATATTGATATTACTGCAAACGAAGGTAAAAACAAACGTTTTGGTGATGAAGATATGGCAAATTATAAAACTAATCGTTGGATTGGATTTAACACAGTAAAAGAAGATGGTTCAGGATTATTTGGAAGACATGCACAACGTAAAACAGTAGTTGCAGGTTTAAAAGCGGCAGTAGATACAAACGATTTACTGCGTGACGAAGAAACACGTAACTTTACTATTTTAAGTGCACCAGGATATCCAGAACTAACAAGCAACTTAATTGGATTAAACACAGATAGAGGTTTAACTGGATTTGTAGTTGCAGATACTCCGTTTAGATTAAAACCAAGTGCAACGTCATTACAAAGTTATGGTAATAACACAGCAAACGCACAAGGTGATGGAGAAGAAGGATTAGTAAGTTACGATGAATACATGGCGGCTTTTTATCCTTCAGGACTAACAACTGATGTAACAGGCGCAACTATTGTTGTTCCACCGTCACACATGATGATGAGAACAATAGCAGTAAGTGATGCAGTATCATTTCCATGGTTTGCTCCAGCAGGAACAAGACGTGGTGGAATTACAAATGCATCAAGTGTGGGTTACATCGATAACGAAGGTGAATTTAACGCAGTTGCATTGAATGACGGAACACGTGATACAATGGCAGGTGTTAAATTAAACCCAATTACATTTATAACAGGAAGTGGATTAGTTAACTTTGGACAATACACAAGAGCCAAAAATGCAAGTTCATTAGATAGAATTAACGTAGCAAGATTAGTTGCTTACTTAAGACGTCAAATGACATTACTTGCAAAACCGTTTATGTTTGAGCCAAATGATAAAATCACACGTGATGAGATCAAACAAGCAACTGAAAGTTTACTTTTAGAACTTGTAGGTCAAAGAGCATTATACGACTTCTTAGTTGTGTGTGATGACACTAACAACACTCCAGCAAGAATTGATCGCAACGAGTTATATGTAGACGTAGCAATTGAACCAGTGAAAGCAGTGGAATTCATTTACATTCCATTACGTTTAAAGAACACCGGCGAGATAGCAACTTTGGGCAATCAATAATGGAGATAAATAACTTTATACAAGGAGCAAATTAGATGGCTATTTCAAGTTTAAGTAAATTTACAGTTCCATTAGCGAGTGACCAATCGGCAAGTTCACAAGGCTTGTTGATGCCAAAACTCAAGTATCGCTTTAGAGTGACACTTGAAAATTTCGGTGCTGGTGCTCCTAATATAGAACTAACAAAACAAATAATTGATGTTACGAGACCAAACGTAAACTTTGAATCAATTGCACTAGATGTGTACAACTCAAAAGTTTACTATGCAGGTAAACACTCATGGCAACCAATTACATTAACTGTACGTGACGATGTTAACAATGCTGTTAGCAGAAGTGCTGGACAACAGTTACAGAAACAATTCGATTTCTTCGAACAATCAAGTGCCGCATCTGGTATAGATTACAAATTCAAATCTAGAATTGAAATATTAGATGGTGGTAACGGTGTAAACGCACCAAGTATACTAGAAACATTTGAACTAGTAGGTTGTTTCGTACAAGATATCAACTATAACCAGTTGGCATACAGTGATTCAAATCCAGTAGATATCACAATGTCAATACAATATGATAATGCTATTCAAACTAACGGTGCAGGACAACCGAACGGTATTGGAACAGCAATAGGAAGAACTATTAGAACATTAGCAACAGGCTAATAATAGTTACAAGTAGTCATCTGTTTATATAAGGTCGGTGATTGTAAAAATCGCCGGCCTTTTTTTATGGCTAAATAATAGTATGGCAAACAAAATTACAAAATTTTTAGGAAACGTTGTTGGGGGCATTTTTGGCAGTGACGGAGATATGCGTGACTTTCAACATGCCGCAAGATTGTTTAGTGATAACTTTCAAGCACTTGCACCTAAAGTAGAATTTTTATATCATGTATATTTCGATATTAATCAAGGGGCAAAAAGAGCACCAGGCAACTTTGGTTTTGCAAAATCAGAAGCAAATATAGAAGTAGGCATGTTAGTGAAAGCATGTCAAGTTCCGGGTGTGAATCTAAACACCGAGACAAAAAATCAATATGGTAAAAAAACAAATATTCAAACACAAGTACAATACACTCCTGTTAATATTACCTTTCATGATGATAACAGTAATTTAATTAGTGGTATGTGGCAACAATATTTTAAAAATTATTATGCAGATTCTAACTATCCAGAAGATCTAAAAATACAACCAACTTACAATGCACCTTATAAATGGGGTGGTGGACAAAAAAGTCTTAAGCAAGGTGATTACAGTTTTGGTTATGATAACTGGGCAACATTTGATTTTTTCAATCACATATCGATATATCAATTATCTAGACATAGATTTTTTGAATATAGATTAATTAATCCAATTATTACAGCATGGCAAGGACCTAATCTTTCTTCTTCAAGTAGTCAACCCGCAGAAAATACAATGACATTAATCTATGAAGGAATACAATACGCAGAAGGAAATGTGTCTAACGGTAACCCAGATGGTTTTGCACAACTTCATTATGATACAACACCATCACCACTATCACTAATGGGAGGTGGTACAGCATCATTATTTGGACAAACAGGTGTTCTTGCTGGTGGCTTAGATGTATTTGGAGACATAGCAAGTGGTAATGCTTTTGCTGATCCTTTTTCTTTTATAGGTACAGCAATCAAGGCAAAGAATACAGTAGACAATGCAAATAAACTTACTGGCCGTGGAATTAAATCAGAAATTGAAAGTATTGCCACTGGTGCAGTTACAAATGCAATTACTGAATCTGTTAAGGTAGGTGGATATAATAAAAGCACAAATAAAGTTACAACTAAAGCAAGTTTAGTAGAATCAGAAACAGAAACTGAATCAGCAATAGTATCATCCAATGATACTACTTCTGAAAGAACAGACACAACAACAACGGTGAATAGATAATGTCAACAGAATTTTCAAATCTTCCTATCTCTGATCAAATTAGTACAGACTCAGCAGGCAGTAATGTTGATTACTTTGAAAATTTGAACAAAAAACAATTGGCTTTTAAGGCAAGCGAAAGTGATGCCATTATTGCTTATTTTAGAAGTATTGGTATGGACGACAATGCCGCCAAAAGTGTTGGATTTATATTTTTAAAACAATGTAAAATAGATAAAGTTGATGCATTACAACTTTTAGATAGTTTGAGAAAGTTAGAAGGTACACAATTAACAAGTGTGCTTGGAGAAATATTAAATCTAAATAGAGTAAGAACATCTGCTTTAGGCAATGCAGTTGATAACGTAAAATCAAATCCAGCAAAGAGGAACATTGTTGCATAATGGCCAAATTAGGAAACTTTGCTCGAGGTAAGTACGAGTTAAAAAATCCAAACAAGTATGTAGGTACTAAAACTCCAATGTATAGAAGCAGTTGGGAGTGGCAGTTTATGAAACTGTGTGACGAACATCCTTCTGTTGCAAAGTGGGCCAGCGAAAGTATCAAAATTCCTTATAGAAATCCACTCGACGGAAAGTATACAATTTATGTTCCAGACTTTTTTATTGTTTACAATAATAAAAAAGGAAAAACAAAAGCAGAAGTAATTGAGATAAAACCTGAAAATCAAACTGTAAAAGAAAGTGTTGGTAAAGGTGCATATAATCAAGCACAATACATAAAGAACAAAGCAAAATGGGAGGCCGCGGCCGCATACTGCAAACAAAACGGTATTCAATTTAGAGTAGTGACTGAAAAAGATTTATTCCACCAAGGTAAAAGGAGATAAGTATTAGTATGACTAAGAAACTAGAAGAATTGTTAGATCTGCCAGAAGTCAAAGCAACTATGGAGCAGGTTGAAATCCAAGATCCCCCAAAAGAGATCAAAAAGGAAACAGTCAACCTTGAGCGTAGTATAGCAGAATTTGATAAAATATCTGCCGCTCTACCCATGGTAAAAGGATTAGGTGAATTAGCAGATAAAGAATTAGATGACTTGGCGGACAAAGCAAAACAAAGTTATGAAGATTTAATGGATTTGGGTATGAACGTAGAATCACGTTATGCTGGTAGAGTTTTTGAAACTGCTAGTAATATGCTTAAAAATGCCATTGATGCTAAAAGTCAAAAACTTGATAAGAAACTTAAAATGGTAGAACTACAACTTAAAAAGCAAAATATAGACCAAAAACAAGGCGATAATGATGTTACAGTAGATGCAGAAGGTGTAGTAGTCATGGATAGAAACGCCATTTTAGACCGTATATTAAACAAAGAATCAGATAAATAAACATAGTTAAAGGAGAATTACATGTCAAGCGACTTTAAAAAATATCTAACAGAAGCAACAAAGCAGTATGACTTTGTAATCAAAGTTGCTGGCGACCTTGATGAAGGCTTTGCAGACAAATTAGAATCAGCATTAGGTAAATTTGATGTAGCAAATATTACAGCAGGGAAAAAGACTCCAATTCAAAGTTTACCTTTAGATTATCCAAATTTAAAAAATACAGAAGTAACTGTATATGAAACAACACTAAACTATCCTACAACACCATTAGAATTAAGAGCATACATTGCCGAAGTAATGGGTGTGAATAACGATTTAATTCGTGTTCGTATACCAGGTGAACCATATGAGCAGTATCAAACTGAAAAAGAAAATAAACCATATGAGTCAAAATTAATGGACGGCGAATATAAAGATGCTGAAGACGTAGATAAAGATGCAGTTGTTACAACAGAAAAAGGTAAAGAAACATTTATACAATCATTGGCAAAAGAAGCCAAAGATCGTTTTAAGGAGGAAGCATAATGGCATCACGTGAAATGTATGACGTTCTACAAAAATTAAAAGAATTAGATTCTAAGAATCCTAATGTACATAATGATGCATTAGAAAACACTTTAAAAATGAATGGTCAAAAAGAAAAAATTGATGAAACAATTACAATAAGTGCAGACAGTCCAGAAGACTTACCTGTTATTGCACAAATTATGAAACTTGCTGGTATGAAAGCAGTAACACCTGATATGATGCCAGATAAAGATAACGAGCCTGTAATGAAACAGGATGACGATATTAACGGTTCACCATGCGGTAGTGAAGAGCCTGAAGAAGGATTTGATAATGAACCTAATCCAGAATATAAAGAATATGATCCATCATTTGCAAAAGATGCCGGTCACTCTGCAAGAAAAGTTAGACAAGTGCCTGCAATGAGCGGAGACAATCCTTTAGAATCAGCAGAAGATAAGTTGAGAGCAGAATACGAAACTTTCAAAGAAGAACTTTGGAACAAACTATCAGATGGTAAAGAAAGCACAGACGAAGGTCGAGGCAGAGGTAAACTTATGGCAGGACGTGGCCGTGGTAAAATAATGGCTGGACGTGGTCGTGGTAAAATGCCAAAAGAAGATGTTAAAACTACTGAAGGCCGTGGTCGCGGCAAAGGTAAAAAAAAGTAATTTCAACAACATAAAGATTCAATAGGCGCTTCGGCGCCTATTTTTTTCTGTAAATATTCATGTGATTGATTGGACAGATTATTTTCAACGTATAAAACCTGTATGCCCTTGGAGTCTAGCGGCATGGAAAAATAATCAAATTAAAATTGTAGAATGGTCCGGTGAATGGGAACCTTTGGGGAATAACCAAGCCATAGTGTATACTGTTAAAAATATAAACCGTAGACGTTTGAAAAAATTATGTAAAAAACTTAATGTAAGTTACGAATATGAATGGTTATGGAGCGAACCTAGTTATGGGAAATATGCAAGTCCTATTCCTATACTAATTCAACAAGACAGGCGTAAGTTATTTGATCTTAGGTTCGATACGGGTTATTACAACGATATTTTGGATTAAATACTAATATGGCGCAAAATGCAAAAAGCCTAGATGGCGTATTAGTCAAAAAGGCTCATAAAAAAGTTAAATTTACAGAAAAAGAGTTACTTGAACTTAAAGCATGTGCTGACCCAGAAAAGGGTGCATATTATTTCATGGAAAACTTCTTTTTTATACAACACCCTACAAGGGGTAAGTTGCAATTCGAACCTTTTGAGTTTCAAACAAGATTGATTGAGTCATATCACGATCACAGATTTAATATAAACATGCTACCAAGACAAACAGGTAAGTCTACTACTGCCGCAGGTTATCTATTATGGTACGCAATGTTTAATCCAGATGTAACAGTGCTTATTGCCGCTCACAAATATGCAGGTGCACAAGAAATTATGCATCGTATTCGCTATGCTTACGAAGACTGTCCAGACCATATAAGATGTGGTGTAACTTCATATAACAAAGGGTCAATGGAATTTGATAACGGCTCGCGAATAGTATCACAAACCACAACAGACAACACAGGACGTGGTATGAGTATTTCATTACTATACTGTGATGAGTTTGCATTTGTTAATCCTACTATTGCAAAAGAATTTTGGACTGCAATATCTCCTACACTAGCAACAGGTGGTAAAGCAATTATTACTTCAACGCCAAACTCAGATGAAGACCAGTTTGCTTTGATTTGGACAGAAGCATGTAAAAGATTCGACGAGCATGGTAATGATACTGAAGTAGGAATAAATGGATTTTATGCCTTTAGTGCTCATTGGAGTGAACATCCTGATAGAGATGAAACATGGGCAGAAGAGGAAAAATCACGTATCGGTGAAGAACGTTTTAGACGTGAACACGAATGTGAATTTTTAATATTTGACGAAACATTAATAAACAGTGTAAAACTTGCCGAACTAGAAGGCAAGGATCCTTTGAAAAAATTTGGGCAAACACGATGGTATAAAGAAATAAATCCTAATTGCACTTATGTAGTAAGTCTTGATCCAAGTTTAGGAACAGGAGGAGATTATGCGGCTATTCAAGTATTTGAACTACCAACATTTGAA